CAAATTTAAATTGATTAGCCATTAATTTATAAAGAAGTTAAATGCTTCTATCTCCTGTTTTATTTCTTCTTGGTATGTAGTGTTTAGTTTTTCTATTACACCATCTAAATCTCTTATTAAAGAGTGAGCTACTGCTGCTTCATATTGCTCTGAAGCTCTAGTTATAACCTGTACTATCTTCGCCATAAACTTGCTAGTCCTCCTCTACCATAATCTTTTCTTCCGGGAGTTCCATCATAGGTACCAAAAGCACCTTCTTTTGCTGGTTTGGAAGTATTAAAATTACCACCAGGAACATCTCCTCCTTTATCTTGTTCATGATCCTGCCAATTAAATGTTTTATCAGTAGAACCATAATCTTTTTGTATTCTATCTAAGTTAGTTTTATTAACGTTTAATGCATGTTGGTATTTATCTTTTGCAAATTTACTTGTTAAACTATATTTTCCCGCTTCATAGTCTTGTGCATATTGATCATAGTAACCAGGATAATTACCAAACATAGAAACAGTATTAATACCAAAAGGATCTTTTCCTGTTAAATTTCCTGATCCCATATTATAATTGTAGGGATCTCCATAGTTTTCTACAGCAAAACTTTTACTCATTGGATCTGAGGGATTAGAACTAAAACTATTCATTAATAAACCTAGTCCAGGAATTCCTGAAGCCATACTCATAAGAGCTCCTATTCCTTGTTTAATAGGAACATTATATTTGTTAGCTGCATTTTTAATTGATGAAAAAATTCCTTGTTTATATGTTTTAGGATCTCCTTGTAGGTAAGATTCAAAATCATCAAATTCACTATAGTTAGGAACGCCAGCTACTTTAAGTTTAGGTATATACGTTGCTTTTAAAGCTTGTGCTACTGGACTTCTATCTGCTACATAATTAGGTCTACTATATCCCATAGACATATCTCCATATATTCTTCCTCCCATAGGTTGCATAGTTCCTTCATTAATCATTTGTCTTTTTACACCAGCTTTAATTATATCGTCTTGAGTATACATTATCTTCTTCCGTCCGGTTGTATGTCTAGTCTAAAGGTTCCTAATTTCCAGTCTTGTGATGTTCCTGTATTAGCAATCTTTAAAGAAACTGCTCGTGCTCTGGCACGAGTGTCTACTTTAGTCGTACTTGAGCTAACTGTAAAGGGTCCTAGAGGAGAGCTTGCTTGTGAGCTATTAGGATAATCTCTAAGGTTTAATGTAATTTGAGTATTGCCTGTTTGAGATATAAAGTCAGGTAAGAATCTTCTAATTTTCATTAAAAACTCTCCATCTCCTTGAAGTGTAGCTCCTCCTTCTTTGGTAACTGTTATATCATAATCTCCAGATTCAACGCTGGCAGCAATAGCGGAAACAGATCCCGCTTCTACTTGATCTGTTCCTGTTTCGTGTTCAAAGTATGCTGTTCTACCTTCAGTATTTCCTACAACATCAAAGGATACATCATTTCCTGCTGTGTATTTTGTACCATGAGGTTTACCAAAAACAGCAGAATCAGACCATGTAGTTCTATCTAAACTACTAGTAACCCATATTTGTCTTTGAGGACTTGAATCTAAATAATTATAACTAACCATTCTATTAATTATTTCTGAACTATTACTTGGATAAAACCAATAAATTTCTCCAAACAAATTATTTAATCCACAATTAATTAATTGTTGTGCTGTGGTATTTAAATCATCATAAACATAGTCTTCAACTAAACATTGCATGGATTCTAGTTTACCAGTAAATCTAAAAAAACCATTTTCTGACATCCAGTATGCAGCGCCATCTACCTCGATTGCAGCGTTCATTCCAATTAAACCACAGTTAGTTCCTACTTGTGAAAAGGCAAATACAAACGGAACTCCAACAAATCTCATAGTAAATGCAGCAGTATCAGTCCATACATAAGTTGCATCTCTACCTCTAACAGCTCCCATGATCCGTGATCCGTCAGCCAGTCTTTGTGAGCCGGCTGTATTGGTTGCTGTTATAGACCATGTATTAATGTCTTCTCTGTTAGACCATCTAATAAACATATCATCTTGAGTAGTAGATGTACCAATAGTTGTCTCAGTTCCAAAACATACTAAGTGTCTATCAGGTGTTGATACAATCATATCACGTGACGCGGTTGGCGCACCACTGATAATGGTTGCTCTATTTTGAGTAGCGTTTGCCGCATCTGCATCCCATTCAAATATAGGACCATTATGAATTAAAGCTATTAATTTTTTACCAAAACTATCTAAGCTCCATAAACCAGGATCAATTACATAGTCTCCACTAGCAGCCTCTCCCCATCCTACATAATCAGAACTATTAGTAACAGTATCTCCACCACTATGACTAGCAGCTGTGGTGTTTCTAACTCCTCTAGTAACACCAGTTAAAGTATTGGTAGATATACCTGTGTAAGAAATTTCTTCAGTTCCTATTTGAACATAGTTAGTTCCTGATGAAGGAAATTGAGATGCATCTGTTAAAGCTATAGTTGTGGTTACAGCATTAATACCAGCACTTAAAGTTGTAGTTGATTCCCCAGAAACAGTACCTCCGTATTGTCCTAAACTCCAACCATAACCTGGTAACTGAGTAGCTGGTCCTACAGGATAATAATGTTGAACTCTAATACCTCCAGAAGTAGTAGCACCACTTCCTGTTTCACTACTATCCATTGTAATGGTAATTGTGGTAGTTGTAGGCTCTGTTGTTACCATAAATTTTCTATCATCAAAATTTGCAGCGCTATAATTAGAATTTGTGATAGCTGTAAAATTATCTAAATAAATAATATCTCCAGCACTTATGTTATGTGCTCCTGAAAATGTAATTGTTATTATAGGAGAACCATTAGTTGTACTAAAAGCATTAGTTAATGTATTAGTAGATTTAATAGGGTGAATGTCATAAAAGACACCTCCAGAATATACGTATAAAATTCTATTAGTTCCTATTGCTGAATATTTAAAACCAGAACTATTAACAAATTGATGTTGAGCTCTAGCAGATCCTGTAAGATAATTTTCCCCTAATTGATTCCAACCACCTATTTTTTCAGGTGTACCATATCTAAATCGTACATAATCTCCACCTGTCCATTGTCCTTCTGCTCCTGTAGGGGTAAGCTGTTTGTTGAACCCAGGTAAGATATCTAATTTTTGTAGCATATAACTCCATTATATTATGCCTTCCCAAATGATGGAAGACCTAACATTGGCCTTTTGTCGAACCTATTCTTTTCAGCAAAAGGACCATTTACATGGTTATAATGAAGAAATACTTGTCCGCAAGTAGTACCTTCAAAAGGTTCTCTCCAATGCTCTAATTCGCACCCACTATATACTAACATATCCCCAACATCAAGGAGAACTTTTGTGCCTTTGGGAGCATTGGGCTTATGTATCTGTTTATACTCATCTATGACCGTGTCAGCCCCCGTACCATCGATAAATATAGGCCATGGATCTCCTCCTAAATTAAGTGTGGTTGATATTTCACAGCTAGGTCTATCTTTATGCCTTTTTAATATATCCCCTTTTTTGTAAAGTCTAGCATAGGAATAAGTAGGTATTAAATCAAGCCCTGTTTCTTTTGCCATTACAGGCAGCATTTTAACCATTAAAGTGTCCATTACCATATCTCCATAATGGGCGTATGTGTTAGGAATTTGTGTATCTCCCCATGTACCAAGCATGCCTGTATCATATGTAATATTGTTATCATACATAAACTTAACGGCATCTCGTTTAAGCATAAAATAATTAAATATAAAATTTGATAATTCGTATGATGCAGCTTTTCTAATTATTTGATATTTTTGATTTTTAAACATTAAATCCTTTCTGTAAAAAATTAAAGGACACTGATATTCTTATATCATTACTCTCATTTGGTTCAACACAATGCCAAAGCCATGCTGGAAATATAATCATTCTACCTTCTAATGGATCAACTCTAACCTCTTTCCATAAATGTGGTGGTGGTTTGTCTTCTTTTCTGTGTGGCATAACCATATGTGCTGTTGATCTTGGATCATTAAATATTATCTGCCCAGAGTTTTTAGGTGCTTTGATATAGTACACTCCACTAAAATGACTGTTAGGATGCACGTGAGGTCTGTTATATCCGCCTGGTGGGTTTATATTAGCCCACATATTTCCCATTATTGGTTCTCTATCTAACCACTCTTCTTGAAATATTTCATTTTGCATTTTATATAATTCATCAACTAAAGGTTTAAAGACAGAAATCTCATGCATATTAGTATCACTATGCCAACCCTTCACATTAGTTCGTATTAAACCCTTGTCTTTATTGGCCCATGCCAAAACTTCTCTTTCAAAAAACCTGTTATCTAGGTTAACATCTTTAGCATATATAATTGTTGGAAAGTATGCAGCTTTAATCATTTAAATGGTGGACCTCCAAACCACATAACTAAAGATTTTCTGTTGCCGCGTATTACTGGTTTTACTCTATGTCTAATAAACGATGCAAAGAATATTGCGTGTCCTTGTTTTATTTTTGCAATCTTACCTTCAGCCATTAATTCTAAATCCCCTCCTTCAAACTCTGATTCAGGTGAAAGTAATAATGTCATGGATATTTTTCTAACAGGCGGTTCGTGTTGCATGTTAACATCATTATCTACATGCCAATCATAAAAACCACCTTCTGGGTATTCGGTATACTGTGCATACTCTGTTAATGTCATTCCATCAAAACCAAAATGATTACTGTTTGTAGTTTTCATAATACGTTCTATGTTTTTATACATGTCTGGCATTTTTTTAAATGGGATCCAACTAATATGTGATGTTCTAGTTTTAGTATCTATCTTTCCACCTTTAATACCTTTTTCACTTCCAACCGATGCATCTTGCTTAGGCTCGTTTCTTCCTGCATCAATAATCATTTGACATTGTTTAGGAGTAAATATTGGTGTAGTTGTTTCAACTATAAAAGATCGCCATCGTGGTTCTGTTATCATATTAATATCCGTATTCTACCCATCCCGTAATTATATATTTATCATTTGACAAAGGTGGGTTGCCTCTGTGAACGTGTGTAAACTGTGATGGCCAAATTAATAGTGTATTTTTTTTAGGTTTAAATCTACACTTTTGATATAAAAATTCTGTCTCCCCACCTTCAGTTACATCATTAAGATAAACCATAAAAGCTAGTACTCTATTTCTAGCTTTCATTTCAGCATTTTCACAATGCCAAGTATGATAACCCTCACCAACTTTAGTTTTTTGTATTTTAATTTCTAATATAGTATGTGTATCTAGTTTTTTTAAATATGAATATTTTTGAACATACAAAGGGTACACTTCTTTAAAAAATCCTTCTATAAAAGGTTTATTAACATAAGTTAAAGAAACATTTACATTTCTTACAGTATTAATTGCACTATCCGATACTAACATTTCATCTTCTCGTCTAGGATATGCTGTACCTTGTTGTTCACATTTATTAAAATAATTTATATAATTATTTATCATTTCGTTTGGCATAAAATTTTTAAATACACCTATATGATTATCTA